GAAGGTTCAAAGTTTCGCAGAATACGTGCAGAACCCGGTGCTTGAAAACCTTGCTGATATGGAGAAAGGTTTGTAATCAAGCCACCCTTAAATTCAAACGAATGGGTCTGCCATGCATCAGCCATTATATGGGCAACCTCGCATAGCCCATGCGTCCACCGCCACCAGTATTTTGTGGAATCATGTATGAACGTACATAGTATGTGCGATTAATCAGCATTGAACGCATATTCTTAATACCTTCTTGATATTTCTCTTTAGCAATCAATGCGTCCTGTGAGTTGCCACGGAACAAGTACGCATAATGCATAGCACCATCTACAACTACGTGTTTAAATCTTTCAGGCACAGCAGGAACGTCATCATACAGTTCAAGGTCTACAGGTACACGGTAGTATTCATACACTACTGTATAAGCAGCATCAGGTTCTGGTGTTACAATATACTCAAGTGCAGGACCATGTGCCACTAACTGTGGTACACCTTGCCGTCCTGTGTTATTATACTCTTGGTCTACATACTTGTCAAGATATTCTTCATACGCGATAATACCAAGTCGTGTGGTAGCATTACCAAGTGTGCTATCTTCCTTGATACGGAAACTGTCAAAGTCTAATAGTTTAGCATCATGGGGAAAAGCATAACGTGTTACGTTAGCGGATAAAACATCTTCTTGCTCTACATGATTAAAAGGCCAGTTAAATTCTGTTTGGTTAATATCACGGAGTGAAGCATTGATAGCATCTTTTGCATGTGCATAAAATCCTGAAGCACTAGCAAAGTTAGATGAAGTAAGTTCAGTTTCGTTCAATCTTCTGTTTACTTCATTTACAAGTCCAAGATAATTATATGCCATTATTTCTGCCTTATGTTAAGTTTAACAGTACGTTCAGCAGTGCTGCCTGTGCTGTCAATAATCTGACAAATAAATGAGTATTCTCTATTTAACACACCGCCACCAAGATTAATTGTGGCTACAGTGTTTGTATTTGTTTGTGAAATATTTTGAATGCTGTCCGTGACTGTGTTACCAGAAGCAGTAGTCAATGTTTCACCAGCATCAATCTGCGTCTTGCCAATCTCTGGCGTTTTGACAAACCATGTTACAGACGAAATGGTAGCAGTGTCAAGAAAACGTGACCAGTCCATGCTGTAGTCTAGTGATTCATCAGGGTCTTTTACAGGCCAACGAAATGACATCTATTTTTTCCTTATGCAGCCGCACGTCTTTCAGCGGCAGTAATTTGTCTTTCAACATATACAATGCGAGGTGTTTTCTTTTCTACGTAGGCTGTTCTGCGTCTGTCATAGAGTGCTTTAACAGCCTCAAAGTCAAACTGTACTGCAGTAAGTGTCAGAGTGCCTAGAGAGAATGTACCTTGTACGCCTGTTAGAGTAAACCTGTTGCTTATAGAAAGTGTACCAATAGAACCTACAGCACTTACGCTTAACAAGGCTTCTGTTGGTTTGTCTTCAACAGTATTTACAAAACCTGTAGCAGATACACCTGTTAGTGTAGCACTGTTTCCAATCCCAACAGTACCTGTTGCACCCGTAGCAGATACAGACAATACTTTTTCTGTTACGTTTTCACTAACGGTGTTTACAGCACCCGTAGCAGATACACCTGTTAGTGTAGAGCTGTTTCCAATTCCGACAGTTCCCACTGAACCTGTAGCACTTACGCTTAACAGATTTTCAGATATATCAACTTCAAATCCATTGATTGCTACTGGAGCAACTGATGTTGTTGCCGATACACCCGATAATGTTGCGCTATTGCCAATGCCTACGGTGTTTACTGCACCAGTAGCAACCACACCAGTAAGTGTTACGCTATTACCTATACCTACAGTATTGACAGCACTGGTAGAAGACGTACCTGTCACTTTTTCTGTAATGTTTGGTTGAACACTATTTACAGAACCAGTACCGCTAACACCCACTACAGATTGTCTAATACCTACGGTAATATTTACAGTACCTATAGTTCCCGTAGCACTAACACCAGATATTTTTTCTGTTATGTTAGGCTGAACGGAAGAAGTGTTGGTAGTACCAAGTACACCTGTAATATATTCTTGGATATTTACAGATATAGTGCCTAGTACTGTTGTTCCTTGAACACCTGTTACAAGGTCAGTTGCTTGTATCTCTGGTGAACCAATTGAACCAGTAGCACTAACACCTGCTGTAATTCGTTCTGTAACGTCTACTTCAAAGCCGCCAGCAGAAAGAGATTCTACAACGGATGTGGCACTAACACCAGTATTTATCGTTACATAGTAATTGCCGTACTCTGCAGTGCCATAAACACCAGTACCATAGTTGGCTAGGTTTAAGGTAACAGACACGGCTTTTTACTCTTTACGCAATACGAATTACAGCATTGCTTGCGTCAGCAGCAGGAAATTCAATTGTCAAGTCACCAGCAGTAGCAGATACAGTACCACCAAAGTCAATAACAGCAATAGCAGAGTTAGAGTTTGCGGTGTTGTAAATGATACAACCGTCAGCAGAAAGAGTTACGTTGTTAAAGACTTCATCTGTAAAATCAACAATAGCGGTAGAACCATCAAGCGAAATAGTTGCGCCATCAAGTACCTGACCACCAGCAGTGTATCCTGTGCCGGATGCTTCATCAGAGTTACCTGTTACGTCAGAGTAATTAGTTGTGCTGGCGTTGTAAGTGCCAGTAGGGGATGCTTTAATCAGAGCAAGTTTAAGCGAGTCCGTGTCCAAATCATGAAGACCGCCTAAAAGTTCTGTTTTAAAGCTATTGCACATTGCAGTTGTGATTGCCATTTGTTTTCTCCAAGATTATAGCAAGATGTAAAGGGGCAAGGTTTCAAGCCCTGCCCCCATACGTTATTTAGGCGAGTGTGTCGCGGTCTACTTCGTCAGCACCCATGCTACCCATATCGGATACATTAAGCATCAACGCCCAAACGCGAATCTTACCAGCGGTCAGCGAAGTGACAGCGTTAAGTTCAACGTCAAGAGTATCAGCAGAAGTAACCATTACAGGGTTAGCATCGCCTTCAGGCACAGTGCTGTAAGTACCAGCAGCACCAGTGATATCAAAATCAACTGCCCAGTTATCTACGTCACCACCAGTTACACCAAGGTGTACAGTAGCGGCAGTAGCTGTAGCAGCAGTCATGATTTCAATACCAGCAGCCATAATCATGGTTTCAGCAGGAACTGAAATGGCTTCAATAATGTCGCCAGCAGCCAGTGCAGAACCTTTAGCGGTTACTGCAGCAGCAATATCAATTTCATGCTGTACCATGTACGGCTGACGGCCACGTGCGCCAGCACCACGTGCGGCAGAAGAGAGTGTAGTTACTGTAGGCATAATCTAGTCCCCCTTATACCAAGTTAATCTTTGCGTTCACAAGTGCTTCTGGACGAAGAATCTTGCGACCGTAAAGATGCATACCACGAACTATGTCAGCAAAGCTGTCAGGGTCACGGTAGGTTTCAGTCTTGTTAATCTGCTCTGCAGTTGCAACAGCGGAATCATGACCAGCAACAATTAAGCCGTAGTTATTAGCATTAGTACCACCAGTTGTGGAAGAACCAGTGCCAATCTCAGGCAAGTTGTTGGAAACATAGACACGGAAACCATGCAGGTTGTTAAGAACCAGACCATTCATCAGACCAGTGCCGCCGAAGTCGCTGTTGAACAGACGTGAGTCTTCATCCATCAGGATTTCTTTAACGATTGGGCTGATTACAAGCCAACGACCTTGTGAGTCTACGTTTTGTTGGTCAAGTTTACGAGCCATACGAGCAATGATTTGCAAAGGATATGCGTTACCGCTACCCAAAACTGCGCCATCATTACCTGCACGTGGACGAATGCCAATGGAAGAGCCTGAAGCACCACCAAAGTCATCAGCTTCCAGCTTCATGCTAGAAAGCAGTTCATCAGAACCTGCAGTTGTGACAGCCTTAGAACCATTAACAGTGGTGTTAACAGTGTCTGGCGTACCATGAATTGCAGATTGCGTGTAACCAGTTAGATAGCCAAGAACGTCTTGGTCAAACTGGTCAGCAAGGCGATAAGCAGCACGGTCACTTGCCAGAGACTGGAAGTTAACGTGTGAATGTGCCTCTTCAATGTCGTCAACCTTAAATGCAAAGTAGTTAGCTTTGTCAATGGTCAGGCTGAAGTCTTCATCGTCAAGGTCTTGTGGAGTGACAGTTGTGCCACGAGCATAAGCCTTAACAGTAATTTCGGGTTCTTTGATAA